TAGATACAGACATGCATGTTCTTGAGCAGATGCCTCTCAAGCAGTACGAGAGCAAGGTTGATAATCTTAAGCGCACTTGCCGTGGTAAACTGATCATCAAGGAATATCCCACTGCTGCTGCAAACGTGACTCACTTCAGAGTTCTCATGGAAGAACTGAAGATAAAGAAGAAGTTTGTACCTGATGTTATCTTTGTAGATTATCTGAACATCTGCTCCTGTGCTCGTTTCAAGATGGGCAACGGAATGAATAGTTACACCTACGTCAAGGGTATTGCAGAAGAACTTCGCGGTATCGCAAAGCAGTTCAATGTTCCTCTTTGGACGGCTACTCAGGTCAACCGTGAAGGTGCGAAGAGCAGCGACATGGAGATGACAGACACCTCCGAAAGCTTTGGTCTGCCTCAGACTGCAGACTTCTTCTTTGCTTTGATTGAGAATGAAGAACTTGCTGAAGCCGGCCAACTGGTCGTCAAGCAACTGAAGAACCGTGGTAATGATACCACAAAGAATCGTAAGTTCCTTATTGGTGTAAACAAGTCCAAGATGAAATTCTACGATGTTGACAACTCCAGCAATAATCTTGTTGAAGCCAACAACACTGGTGAAGAAGGATTTGGTTCAGGTTCAGATCCAATTACATTTGATCCAAAATTTGGTAAGAAGAAGAACAAGGCAGTCAACTGGACGTTTGAAGACGCTGCAAAATGAGCATATATATTGATAAGAAATATGTGAACATGGTTTCTGGAGCCCTTCAGAAGTTTAAGTGGAAGAAAGACAACCTAGCCACCTGCAGATGTTTCGCTTGTGGCGACTCAAAGAAAAATAGATCCAAGACAAGGGGATATTTCTTTGAGAACAAGGGAAAATATGTTTACAAATGTCACAATTGCGGTATTGCTTGTAATTTATATTCTGTTCTTGAAAGTGTCAGCCCATCTCTCTGCAAAGAGTATGCGTTTGAAAACTTCAAGGACAAAAATCCAGAGCCGATTGAACGAGAGGAAACAGTTGTGCGTCAACCTATGTTCACGAATCTCGGAACCCGGCTCGACTTGCTCGACCCAACTCATAAGGCAGTAAAGTATGTTAAATCTAGAGAAATTCCTGAAGAAAAGTATTGCAATTTTTATTACTGCTCTGATTTCAGTCGGATCATGGCGGATTTTGACCGTGAAGGGACCAAGGAAGACAGACTCGTCATACCGTTCTATGACGAGGATGGGTCACTACTTGGCGTACAGGGGAGATCCTTTGAAGAAAAGAGGGATTCGATACGCTACATCACCCTCAAGAAAGACGGCGAAGAACGGCTTTGGTACAACCTAGATAAAGTAGACCCTCGGGAAACTGTATATGTTACTGAGGGCCCGATTGACTCCATGTTCATTCCAAATGGAGTGGCGATGCAAGGTGCTGGCTGGCTTGATACGATGCCTGCAAAGATTGCAAAGTCAAAGATTGTGTTTGTGTTTGACAACGAGCCTAGAAACTTTGAAATTGTCAACCTGATTGGTAGATATATTGACGCCGGACGAAATGTAGTAATCTGGCCCGAAGAAATAGAAAAGAAAGATGTCAATGATATGGTAAAGGTCTATGGAACCAATTTAACCATAAAATTGATTATCAACAATGTTTATTCTGGACTAAAAGCCAAAATGAAGTATACTTACTGGAAGAAGGTTTAAAATGGATGATAATGAAGACATGACAGAAGAAGATATCTTAAAGGCCAGTGAAGCCTATCTTACTTTTGTGCAGCGATTCGGTGAATACGTAAAAGAGATGGACCCAGGTCTGTGGTCCCGAGCACGAGAATACGCTGCGGACTTTACAAAGATTGATGGTGTGAGAGTTGAACTTGTAGACGAGGATGAAGATGACCGAGATTCAGAACATAAAAATGGAGCAGACTAAGTACTTTGTCCTAGATCACGGACACGTTGATCTAGTGGACTATATGGGCTCCGATCTTAGTGTTGTTAATGCAGCAAGAGTTTCTTTCAATAAAGAAAGTTATTGGGAGAGCGATCCTAATTGGACAGGGTTCAATAAAAAAGAACTGTCTGAGAGAGACTCCAAGCTTATTCGATATCTTGCAAAGCACAATCACTTCACTCCATTCTGTCATGCACAGATTAGTTTGCGCATCAAGTGCCCGATCTTTGTTCGTGCACAACTTGGCAAACATCAGATTGGTCTCGTGATGAATGAGGTCAGTCGTAGGTATGTCACCTATGAGCCTGAGATCTATACTCCACTTTGGAGAAGTTCTCCTACTGATGGAGCAAAGCAAGGCAGCAGTGGTCCAATTGAAGATATGGATACGTGCATCAAACTTCGTCAGGAGTATGATGGCGTTGCAAAGGAATGTTTGGATCTTTACAATAAACTTTTGGCTGATGGTGTTGCTCCTGAACAGGCGCGTTCAATATTGCCACAAGGAACTTATACGGAATTTGTGTGGACTGGTTCTCTCTATGCATTTGCCCGCGTTTATAACTTGAGAATCGACGCACACGCTCAATGGGAAATTCAAGAATATGCAAAAGCAATTGATAAATTAATTGCTCCTCTTTTCCCAGTTTCGTGGCAGACTCTAACAACTAAATAAGACACCCACTTAAGGATTTAACTATGGCCGAAATTTTATCACCATTTCAATCGTTTATTTTCATCTCTCGCTACTCTCGCTGGCTCAACGATCAAAATCGTCGTGAGACTTGGGATGAATGTGTAGACCGTTGGTGGAAATACTTTACTGGTAAAGTTCCGCAACTTGCAGAACGCCCTGATGTCAAGGAAGCAATTCTCAATCTAGAAGTTCTTCCTTCCATGCGCAGCCTCATGACTGCTGGTCCTGCATTGGATCACGATAACACTTGCTTATACAACTGCTCATACTTGCCAATCGACAGTCTTGATTCGTTTGCAGAACTTTTTGTCGTTCTCATGAATGGCACTGGTGTTGGATATTCAGTTGAACATCAATACACCGACAAGCTTCCACAAGTTGCTAACAAGATTGAAAAGTCTTTCAATATAACTTATGTTGTTGAGGACTCCAAGGAAGGTTGGGGCAACGCAATCAAATTCATCATGGATCACCTCTATGCGGGTCGTCACGTTAAATGGGATCTAAGCAAGATTCGTCCTGCTGGAGCAAGACTTAAGACTTTTGGTGGTCGTGCTAGTGGGCCTGCTCCTCTAGACAATCTATTCAAGTTTGTAGTGAAGATTTTCTACAACGCACAAGGACGCAGACTGACTGCTCTTGAGTGTCACGATGTTTGCTGTGCTATTGCAAATGCAGTTATTGTTGGTGGTGTTCGTCGTTCTGCGATGATCTCATTGAGCGATCTTGCTGATCGTGAAATGGCACTATGCAAGAGTGGTGCATGGTGGGAGCAAGCTGGCTTCCGTTCATATGCTAACAACTCTGCTGTTTATCGTGGTCGTCCTCCAATGGGTCAATTCCTTGAAGAATGGACCTCACTCTACAACAGCCATAGTGGTGAGCGTGGAATGATCAATCGTAAGGCACTACAGGAACAGGCCGCAAAGTCTGGTCGTGATCCAGACTGTGAGTATGGCACCAACCCATGCTCAGAGATCATTCTCAAGCCATTTGAATTCTGCAATCTTTCTACAGTTGTAGTTCGTCAAGACGATACTGCTGCGACACTGAAGAAGAAGATTGAAATCGCTACAATCATTGGTACTGTTCAATCTACCTTTACCAACTTCCCATACCTTCGTCCAGAGTGGAAGAAGAACTGTGAAGAGGAAAGACTGCTTGGCGTATCTATGACAGGTATTTTTGACAACAAGCTTACCAGTGGTTTGGAAGGCAAGCCAAAGCTTGTTCGTCTTCTTGAGACTCTTCGTGATCATGCGACTGCGACGAATCTCAAGTGGGCAGAGAAGTTGGGGATCAATCCTAGCAAGTCAGTTACTTGCGTGAAGCCTGAAGGCACTACATCGTGTTTGGTGGACTCTGCCTCGGGTCTGCATCCTCGCTATGCGGATTATTATTACCGCAGAATTCGTCTGGACAAGAAAGATCCTCTGTACAATTTAATGAAGGATCAAGGCGTCCCGTGCGAGGATGATGTCATCAACCCAACTTCTACTGCCGTCTTTACGTTTGCGATGAAGGCTCCAAAGGGAACCATGACCACTGAGGAACTTCGCGCACTGGATCATCTTGATCTGTGGAAAACTTATCAAGAGCACTTCTGCCATCACAAGCCATCAATTACCGTCAACTACAGGGACTCTGAATTCCTTGAAGTCGGTAACTGGCTCTGGGAAAACTTCGATGTCGCAACAGGCATCTCGTTCCTTCCCGGTGGCGACAGCCACACCTATGCTCAGGCACCCTTTGAGCAGATTGATTCTGCAACCTATTCAGCACATCCTAAGGTTAAAGTTAACTTTAAGGATCTGTCTAAATACGAGGCAGAAGACAATACTGAATCCGCAAAGGAATATGCTTGTAGTGCAGGCGGATGTCAGATAGTCTGATTCACTTTCCTCGGTAGCTCAGTTGGTAGATGCGGGAAGCTGTTAACTTCCATGTCGCTGGTTCGAATCCAGCCCGAGGAGCATAAAATAAAAAATTCCACCCCACAAGGGTGGAATTTTTACATAAATATTTTAGGCAGAGGTGGTGGGTATTCCACGCAGTCCTTTTGGAATGGTCGAAGTATATTTCATCAGACTGCTAAGGAACCACCACTTCTGACCAAGGTATAAATATATATGTTCCATATGTTAATTGGCATTGATTACTCTATAACCTGCCCCTGTCTTTGTCTTTATGATGAACGTAGGGAATTTAAATTTGAAAATTGTTTCTTTTATTATTTGACCAATACAAAGAAATATGCTGATAAAATTGCTCCAAATATTACCGGGGAATCTTTTCAGGAATATCATATTGATGTGGACAGATTTGACAGCATATCTGACTGGGCCATCAATCTTTGTATTGGGGCCTCAGAGGTTGCCGTAGAAGGCTATTCTTTTGGGTCTAAAGGCCGTGTATTCAATTTGGCAGAGAACATGGGGATTCTGAAGCACAAGCTGTACAAACAGGCTATACCGGTCACTATAGTCGAACCTTCCAAAGTTAAAAAATGTGCCACTGGGAAGGGAAATTCGGACAAACTTGCAATGTACGAAGCCTTTAAAAATGAAACAAAGACCGATCTATTGACGGTCTTTGGTCAAAAAACTTTGAGTAATCCTGTTACGGATGTTATCGACAGTTTTTATATTTTAAAATCTTTAGTAAATAGTAAAATTTAAAGAACACTGCCATTTCTAAAATCTGAAGATCTATCCAATCTTTCATGGAATCTCTTTGGAACTTGGCCACTTGTTTTAATTCTATCAATAACTTCTTTCCATGCACTGCCATTTACTTTGGCGGGAGACATTGTAGAATTAGAGTGAACACCATTTGCTTGTGCAGACCAATTCTTTTGAATTTTCTTCTTCTTGCATTTGGGGCATGGCTTCTTCATAGGAAGATCATGATCTTTCATCAAATGAGTTTCTTCAAAAGAATGTTCACAGTTTTCACAAATGTAAGAATAATTAGGCATATTTGTCTCTCTTAAAACTAATTAGCATGTGTTCAAAAAGGAATCCATAACTTGGTTCCTTTGGTTTATTTCTTAAAGGCATCTTGGCATCCTTTGGATTTCGATTGCCTTTTTTCAGATTACAATCTTTGCATGCTGCCACCATGTTAGTCCATGTAGACCCACCACCCTTTGAGCGGGGAGTTACATGGTCAATCGTTGCAGTCTTATCGCAAAGTTCAATACCGCAATATTGACAGCAATAACTGTCTCTTCTCAAAATATTTTTACGAGATGCTGCTGCCTTCTTATATGGCAACTTTACATAATATTTTAAAATTAAAACTTTAGGAATCTTGACAATCTTTGAAACAGATACAACTTCATAGCATTCGGCTGAAGTTTCATCTCCGTACACTTTGTCACGACTTAATAGTTTAAAAGCTTTACCAATAGTGATAATATTGAGTGGGCTATTATCTTGGTTTAACAGGAGTACCTGTTTCTTCATACCTTTTAAGTATTTATGTAAATCTAAATATTTCATAGCCATGGATAATATTAAAGATAGACAATTTTATTGGGAAGTCAAGCAATTCTTCAACGGAAAGCCTGAAAACAATGTTCCTCCACAACCAAAGCCTTCTTTGAAGGATGCAGTATCTGGAGTGTTAAAAGAAAACAATCCATACAAACAAACAAACTTTAGCAACAATCAGACTTCTGTCAATGCTGCTCAAAATGCCATTCAGGGTCTTGGTGCTATGGATGTAGCAAACAAACCATCATGTGTTGCATATACAAAGAATGCAATCAAGAATCCATTCAATTTAAATGAAGGATTCTGGGACATTGCTGGTGGTCTAAAAAAGAAAATAGATGACTATACTGGTAAAACAGAAAGAGATGCAGCCGAAGCAAAGGCTAATAGTGATGCAACAGAACAGAGATTGAATGCAGAAGATGCAAGAAAAAAAGAAATATATCAAGCGGCAAATGATAGAGATAAAGCATTTGCTGGTCGATGGGATGCAGTTAATACAGTAGGAAAAACAATTGCTAGAGTAATGAATTTGGCAAATAGTGGTACCATGTCGGTGGAGGCAAATCAAAACTATGCTAAAAATCCTATTACTGGAGGTTTAGCTGGATATGAAAATAACCCAAATCAAAAAGGTGGATTGGTAGGATTGTCAAACTCAATGAAACAGCAAAATGCTTCTTTAAATCCAATAGCATCTGCCCAAACAACCACAGCACCTGTAGTTTCTTCTCAAACTCCAGTTCAAACACAAACACCAAAGCCTGCTTCTGCGCCAGCACCAGTTCAAGGTCAATCACAGACACCTCCGGTTCAAACCAAGGCACCAGTTCAACCTGTTACGGGGCAACCACAATCAATGCCAGCTAAAAATCAACCAACTGCATCACCAGCACCACAGCGTGGTCCAGGTGGAGGAATCATTGCGCCACCAGTTGCATTGGATAAAGCAAGTGAAAATCCCGAAACATATAAAGGTATGGATGATAGGAGAGCCGTAGGACAAGTTCCTATGGGAGGTGAAGTAGTTGGACCCAATGGAATTCAAAAACAAAACTCTACAGTCTCTCCATATGTTCAATCTCTACAAAATGCAATTAGAAAGTCATCTCCACAAAATAATCAATTTACTCTGTCGGCGGGTCAATATAGAAATAGAAATAGAGGAAGTTCCAATATGGGAATGGCTACCAGACCAAATCGCCCAGAAGCAATGACTCTTCAATCTGCCATGGCTCAACAAAATCAACAAGCCACCAGAAATACATTGGGACAAATGGGTGCTGTTCAAGGTGCATCTAACTCTTCATCTGG